TCCTGAGTATACGGACATCTTTGATCAGGCTGAGGTTAACTTCGATGAGAAGGCCGAACTTGCAAAGACTATTGCGAAAGCGATTGGTCGGCGTGAAGATCAGTTAATCATTGATACGCTGGCTGGTGGTACGGGCGGTGGTGGCGCAGGCTTTTCTTTTGTCACTACTAACGATGGTGATCCTGATACCGGTCGAATCTTCGATATTTCCGGTACACGTAACTTCGATTTAGATTCCATTCGATCTGCTAAAGGTCATTTGGACGACATCGAGTCAGAGTCAGAGGGGCGGTTTATTGTTGTACGCGCTCAAGCCTTGCAGAAGTTACTGGAAGACAATACGGTAACGTCTAGTGACTTCAACACTATTCGCGCACTGGTTAACGGAGAACTGGATACCTTTTTAGGGTTCACGTTTAAAGTGATTGGTACTCGCGTGGAAGGTGGTCTCCCTGGTGTTGCTGCTGATCGTACTGCCTTTGCATGGCAGAAAGATTCGATCGGTATTGCAATCGGTATTGACCTGAAAACCACTATCGACTGGGTTGCCCAAAAGACCTCATGGCTAGCTAACGGCATTTACAAAGCCGGTTGTACAGCGCGTGAGCCTCAGGGTATCGTTAAAATTCAATATAACGAAACTACATAAGGGGATCTATCATGGCTTTTAATTCAGATGACTTCCTGCCTTTATCGGGTATGGCAAACAGTAATGCGCCTCGCTTGTGGTCGTATTCAGCGGTAGCGGATACGATTACAGGGGCTAATTACTTCGACGGTTCGTTTGTTGCTGGGGTAGCCCAGACAGGCGACCTCTTGCTGGGTACTGATACGGGTGATACTCGCTTCTATATCCTGACAATTGACCGCGATGCAGGTACTACTGTTCTCAGTACAGGAACAGTAATCGCATAAGTTCCACTGCTGACTTATAGTTAGTTACCTCACCCTCTCCGGGGGTGGGGATTTTTGCAAAGAGGTTCCAATGGCGAGTGATATAGATATTGCATCAAACGCACTACAGATGATTGGAGCCGGTTCGATTAACTCCTTTGATGAGCCAGGAGCAGGGGCAGCAGTAGCCAAGGCCCTGTATGAAGACCTGATTACCGCTTTATTAACCACGACTTACTGGCGGTTTGCTATGAAAAAGCAATCACTTAACCAGTTATCACAAACTCCATTGAATGAGTTTAAGTTCGCCTATCAGATTCCCACAGACAATTTAAAGATAGAGCGCATTTACCCACGAATATTTTATAAGATTTACCGCGATTTAATCTATACCGATGCGTCTAGCATTGAGATTGATTACGCCTTTAGACCGGATACTTCCTCATTACCTCCCTACTTCGTGTTAGCGTTCACTTACAAGCTAGCCAGCGAGTTTTCTTTAGCTGTGACCGATAACGAGCAGAAAAACGCACTGTATGAGGAGAAGTTTAGAGCAGCACTAGCCGAAGCATTCTCGGCTGATGCCATGCAACACCCTCAAACACCCATAGTAGATAGCCCCTTTACCGATGTACGTCATGGTGGCTCTATGTCGGGCAGGTCCGGTTTTAATGGCTAGAGTCTGGAATCTTCAAACATCATTTAACCGGGGGGAACTCGACCCTCGACTAGTAGGCCGTAAAGATTTACAGGCTTATTATGCCGGTGCCAAACTAGCTCAGAATGTCGTTACTCTTGTCCAGGGTGGAATACGGCGCAGGAATGGCACTGAGTTTTTACATGAGGATGATGACGGCAGAATCTTTAATTTCTCATTCTCGACAGAAGTTAATTATTGTTTATTGTTCACCAATCTAAAGGTTGAAGTGTTCAAGGACGGATTATCACAGACTACCTTTGTGAGCCCTTACACGCTGGCCCAGGTTAAACAATTAGACTACATACAGTCTGCTGATACCGCCTTACTCTTTCACGCCGATGTGCAGTCTCAGGAGATTTCAAGGACTTCTGATGTAGCGTGGACGATTGCTAACATTTCCTTCCAGAATATTCCCCAATTTGATTTCAATGACACGTCAAGCCCTACACCGACTAGCGAGATACAGCATGTCAATTTCACCAATCAAAATGAGGGCGATCGATATAAAATATCTTTGGAGGGCATCTTAACCGATGAGCTAGTGTATGCCGGAGACACAGCGGCAGGCGCAGTCACGAACGAGGAGCGCATTAGGGAGGCTTTAACGGCTTTGCTCAATACAGGCGGTGAGGGGTCGATTGCAGTAGCAGAGACATCGACAAGCGAGTATGACATCACCTTCAGTGCTGATAGCGCGAAGGACTGGGACTTATTAACCTTCACCCCTACGTTTATTAAGAATACGGCCTTTGAGGTAAAGACCACTCGCACACAAGCGGGAGTATCAAGGGCTGAGGATGTCTGGTCAGCCACTCGAGGGTGGGCTCAAACAGCCACCTTCCATGAGGCTCGATTGTGGTTGGGGGGCTCAACCTTTAGACCCTCTACAATATGGGGCTCCAAGGTTAATTTCTTCTTTGACTTCAACCCAGGCAAGGCGAGGGATGATGAGGCCATTGATGTTACTTTAGATACCGATCAGGTTAATGCTGTAACGGCTATGTTCAGTAATAGGACTTTGCAGGTATTTACATCAGGGGGTGAGTTTTCTATCCAGACCAGCCCTATTACGCCAGAGAATATAGCGGTATCCCCTCAAACGAGTTTCGGCACCAAGAAAGTAAGGCCGATTTCTATTGATGGTTTGACCTTATTTGTCCAGAGGACAGGGAAGGCGGTCAGGAGCTTCTTTTTTGTTGATGATGCACAGGCATACAACTCAAGCTCAATATCTGTATTGGCGAGTCATTTAATTAACGATCCTGTTGAGCTCGCGGCTTCCAGGGGTACTACGTCAATCGATGCTAATTACGTTTATATCGTCAACATTGACGGAACCATGACGGTTTACAATACATTGGCCGCTGAAGATGTTCAGGGATTTACTCAATGGATTACCCGGGGTAGTCAAATATCCGTAGCGATAGTAGACGATGGCCTTTACACGTACACTAAAAGGACTATCGGCGGGGTTGATACTTTCTTTTTAGAGCGTGAAGACCCGGACCTTACCACTGATTCCAGTTCGTCCAGTACCTCGACAGATACTTTGACCGGGTTGAGTCATTTGGAAGGCGAGACCATTGACGTTATCGCAGATGGGTCCTATCAAGGTGAGTTCGTTGTCTCAGGTGGTCAGATTACTATTGAGCGACAAGCCGATTTAATTACCGGGGGTTTAAACTTCACGCCATTAATTGAGACAATGCCCTTAAATGTTGCTTTACAGAATGGGCCCAACGCGGCTTTACCTAAGAGAATCGTGAGAGCTGGTGTAGAATTGTTTGAAAGTAACGGTGTTTTAGTGAATGGGCAGAGAATAGCGGATAAGACTATGGGTGTTGATGTGTTTGAGTCACCTATTCCCAACACGGGATTAGAGCGTATCTTCCTACAGGGGTGGAGTGTTGAGGCTGCGTTAACGATTACGCAGGAAGAACCTATGCCGATGACTATCCTTGCCCTTTATTTAGAGGTGTCTGTCTAATGGCTACTGCATTACCTTTTATCGCCGCTGCGGGTACTTTGTTGTCTGTGGGCGCACAAGTAAGGGCGGGTAGCGCTTCGGTTAGAGAGGCGGAGCTAACAGCTCAAACACAGGAGCTTGCTGCCACACAAAGAGAGAGTGACCGCAAAGAGCGATTAGCCAAAGCGATGGCTACAGCGAACGCACAAGCGGGCGCAGCAGGAATAGCCGCATTCGAGGGTAGTCCTTTAACTATTTTGCAGCAATCCATTGAGGCCGAGCAAACAGCCACAGAGCGCGATAGATTCAATACTAGAATATCTGCATTAACCACAAGGGCCAGAGGGCAGACAGCGCGGACAGCGTCCCGTATAGGTGCGGGTGTCAGTCTATTACAGGGGAGCGTTAAAGTAGCTCAATTGGTGCCTGAATAATGGCTAAAGCAAGATTTGAAGAAACAGTCAATATACAGCCTCAGACTATCTCAACAGGCGAACCTTCCCAATTATTAGGATTGGCGGCTAAACTGGATCAGTTCGCATCCTTTACCGCTAATGTTGCGGCTGAGAAGACGATTGAGAAGGCGAGCATTGAAGGACAGGCGGCTGGATTAGAACAACAACAAGCCGGCGTACCTCTTGAGCTTAAAGAAGAAACCTTTATAGGTAGAATTAGTAAGAAGGCGTTTAACACTGCAGCGCGTGAAGGCTATTTAAAATCCCTCGATAACGACAATATCGAGTCTATTACCACGATAGCGACCGAGAATCCCGCAGACTTAGCGGCGTTTAATGACGGGGTTAATGCCTACGCTAAAGGGGTGATGGATAATGTTGACCCTGCTTCCAAGTCTGCAGTGTCCTTATCCATTGATTCGATGGTTTCCCGGTTCAGGCCAAAGATTCAGGCCGCTCAAGCACAGCAAGTGGTTGATGATGCCAATAATGAACAAGCGATTAATGCCACAGAGCGTAGTCGTTTAGCCCAGTCCTCAGCGTTTGAAGGGGATAAAGAGCAAGCAGGACTTAACTTAGCGGCGGCGATGGATTCAATCAGTAACCGGACAGACTTGAGCGACGAACAAAAGTCTATCGCTATCCGCAATGTTCAGCTTCAAGAGCGCGAGGCGTTTAATTCCGGCGAGTTATCGAGAACCTATGACACTGAGGGCGCCGGCGCCGCATTAGATCAATTAAGCGAGATGGATGGCAATCCTCCGAAGGGATTTACCCCTGATGAATGGGATAAGTTCATAGGACAGGAACACACAAAGATTAATCGCCGAATCTCCCGGGAGAAGACGCAGAGCAAAGAAGACATAAAAGCGGCTGACCTGGCGGCGAGTGTTTCCCGTGGCTTGTTATTTACTAGTCCTGATGTGCCGGCTGATCCTGCAGGAAGCTCTCAAGACCGGAAGGATATTAATAATTACTATGATGCGACCAGTCAAGAGTGGGTTAATTTACCCCCTCAAGAGCAGATTAACCTTAATGTGGACTTTGTTAACAATACGGGTTTAGTCCCTAAGCAGATGATCTCTAATGTTAATGCGGCTATGCGCTCGGGTAATGTAGATCAAGCCGCCTTAATGACTGATTTTATGTCACGGGTTCAAGAATCAACCCCGGCAAGTCTTAAAGACATCCCCGAAGAATCACGGGCTATCGCGCTACAGGTCAGTGATGCTCAGCGGGCCGGCATGGATGTCGATATAGCTTTGGAGCAAGCCAGAAAGTCTGCCTTTGGATTAACCGATAGCGAACGTGATGTAATAAGGCTGACGACTCAAGAGGTATCCAAGGCGTTACCAGGGGTTTTACAAGATGCTGCTGATTTGGATATTGACGAGGGCGGTTTTGATACGGGGATATTCTCCCGGGTGCCTGATGTACCCCCTATGATGTTGGCTGATTACCGTAATTCGTTTGGCCGGTTTATGAGCATGACTGGTGGTAATTCGGAGCAAGCCCAAAAACTCGCCTATCAATCCGTCAAGTCTGTGTGGGGTGTGACTGAGACGGGAGGCCCTAAGCGGTTTTCCAAGTATGCGCCGGAGACTATTTACGCGGTTAACGGGTCAAATAATAACTGGATTGAGGAACAATTTAATTCAGAGATGGAAGTCTTAGGCGCCGAGGGTGCCATATTAGCCATTGATACATCGACCGCGAGAGAAACGCAGCCTTCTTATCCGGTATTCGTGCCTAACGCTGAAACGGGCATATTAGAGCCTTTGCGGGTTGAGGGTCAGGATAACGTAACGTGGCGCCCTGATTACAAGTTAACAGACGAATATCAGAAGCTAGCCGGCGCCCCTACATTAAAAATCGCCAATGCTAAGAAGCAGAGAAAAATTGACCTACAGAAACGGGCCAATGTAATCGCTAATGGCATTCAAGCAAGAGTCTTAAGCCGTGAGTTTATCCCATTCAATGAAAGGGCTGACTTTTTGAAGAGTGAGCAAGGCAGGGAATTTATCGGACAGGCTATAGACGGTATGCTGCAATCGAACAAGATTGACGAAGCAGAAGCTAAGGAGGCGCGCAATGCCTTTAGTATCGGTAGTAAGTTTGGATTGAGAGTTGATGGCACTGAAAAAGGAGAAGGGTTTTTTGGGCTTCAAAAAATGACCGATGGAAGCGGCAGGGATATGAGCGAGCTCAGTGTGGGTATTGAATTTGAAGGGGTGGAGACAGAGATACCAACATTGGTACCAACATTAACTGGCGATGAGCTGGCTTCTTTAAAAGCTGGAAATGACCCAACACCAGAGATAATTGATAAGGCTGTTGCTCATGCTAGAAAGCGGCAGCGTGAAGGGAAAAGCCCATTTATAGAAGCAGGCGAAAACATAACAAAGGTGCCTAAATAATGCCCTTAGTATCTGATCGGGACATAGGCGCTATTCAGCAATTACCTGAACGGGTAGAGCCTATAACACCTGTTGAGCCCACTATGGGCGAAGTCTTTGGCGCCGCATTCAGACAGGAAAACTCCCTTGTATCAATGGCGGTTAATCAGGTTTCGATTTCTGATTACCAGACCGAAGAGGGCTTTGACCCATTCGACGGGAATAACTTGAAAGGTTATGAGTTATTTTCTGAGAGCTTTATTAATGCCAAGTCTTCAGATCATCAATCAGCTATTAAACAACAGATCGATCAAGAGGTTGAAGATAGACAGACCGTAGCAGCGGGCGGTATTACCGGATTTGTAGCGATGGCTGCAGCGGGTTTAACTGATCCCCTTTATTGGCCTTTAATGTTTGTGCCAGGCGGGGCAGCTGTTAAGACTTCAACCTCAGTCGGTCAGGCTGCAGTGAGATTAGGCGTCATTGGTGGCGCCTCAGAAATCCCAGTAGAAGCTTTAAAGCAATACACACAGGAAACCCGCACTGGTACTGATGCGATGCTGGCTATAGGTGGTGCCACTATCCTGTCAGGTATTTTAGGTGGAGTATCGAAAAGCCTCAGTAATAAGGAGATCAGCACAATAGCCACCAAGCTCGACGATGTTATGGCCGAAACTGACACTCCAATGGTCGCGGGTAATGCCAAGTCAATGGGTGCGGCCGAGTCTGTCACTTTATCTAAAGCAGAGTTAAAGCCGGTATCAATAGGGGGGCTGGAGACAATGGGGGTTAGCCCTTTGCTTCGGGCTGAAAATTCCCCTTCTGTTAAAACCCGTCAATTATCAGCAGAAATGATGGAATCAGCCACGGTTAAGCAGGCGAATGTTGACGGTAAGGCGACTATTCCCGAAGGCGGCAGCGCTGAGACGCGTATTAAATTATGGGATGCTGGCTTATATCAAGGGCTCAAGGACTTAGACCAGCTTTATACCAAGTACCGAGAGGGCAAGGGTGCGACTGCCCGGGTCATTAATGATTTTGTGATGCGTAATCGTGCCGGCAAGATGACCGCCAAAGAGTTTAGGGAGGAAGTGGGTCGTGTAGCGAGGCGCGGTGATACGTCCGATATTCCCGAAGTTCAGGCAGCGGCAGAATCATTCCGCCGAAATGTCTTTGATCCCCTCAAGGATGCCGCTATTGAGCAAAAACTACTGCCTCCCGGTGTGGAGGTTAGCACTGCAGTCTCTTATCTAACCCGTGTTTACAATACACAAAAGATAGCCGCTAAACGCAAGGAATGGGACGGGGTCGTTGAGTCTTGGTTAACCAGTGGCAAGAAAACCGCTATGTTGGCCGAATCACCCACAGCCACACAGAAGTCTGAAGCGGCTTTGACGAAACTAGAGATTAAGCAAATAGCAGAAGACATCACGAATAATATTATGGGTATTGCGGCCGGCCGTGTTCCTTATGAGGTTGTTTCTAATGTGCGGGGACCGTTGAAAGAGCGAACCTTTAACATTCCTGATCGATTGATTGAGGACTTTTTAGAATCGGATATTGATATTATTTCCCGTCAATATAAAAGGACTATGGCGCCGGATGTCGAGCTTACCCGATTGTACGGTAAGGCGGATATGGAAGATGAGTTGATTGATATAGCCTCAAGTTATAAAGAATTAATTGATGCGGCCAAAACTGAGAAAGAACGAATCAAACTCAACAAACAACTTGAAGCAGATCAGCGCGACATCTCAGCCATGAGAGATAGATTAAGGGGTAATTATCGAACACCCGAAGACCCTAATTCCTTTTTTATTCGTGCTGGTCGTGTCCTCCGTGATGCTAATTTTGTTCGCATGTTGGGCGGTATGACTCTATCTGCCATCCCTGATTTAGCCCGACCTATAGCAGTGAACGGGTTAAGACCTGTCTCGCGCGGTATGATGGCATTAGCGACAAGTCCCAAGCGGTTTGGCATGGCAGTAGCCGAAGCGAGAAAAGCGGCTGTAGGGCTCGATATGGTGCTCAATAGTCGTGTTGCCTCTATGGCTGAGATCACAGATATTTACAATAAGGCGACCCCTTTTGAGCGTGGCCTTAGATCAATGTCGGATTCGTTCGGTAAATTAACGTTAATGAGTCAGTGGAACACCGCATTAAAAAGCTTCTCCGGGGTGATTACGCAGGACAGAATACTGTTAGCCGTGTCAAAAGTAGCTGATGGAACAGCGTCTAAGTCAATGATTAAACGATTGGCAGCTTCGGGAATAGGTAAGGAACAGGCTGAAGGTATCGCGGCACAGTTTAAAAAGTTTGGTGATGAGGGTGAGTTGGCCTTGTCCAACGGTCATTTATGGGAAGATAAAGACAGCCTTGAGATATTCAGAGCTGCAGTATTAAAGGATGTTGATAGAACTATTGTAACGCCGGGTCTCGGGGAGAAGCCTTTATGGACAAGTTCTGAATCTGGAAAGCTAATCTTTCAATTCAAAACCTTTGCTGCAGCGGCACACCATAAGATATTAGTAGCAGACCTGCAGTACAGAGACGCCGAAGCCCTGAATGGCTTATTATTAGCCGTAGCTCTAGGCGCCGCATCATATGGCGCTAAACAGTTTGTGGCCGGCAGAGAGATAAGCACAGACCCCTCAAAGTTAATAGTAGAATCGCTGGATAGGTCGGGGGTGTTTGGTTATTTTTGGGACGTTAACAACATTGTGGAAAAAATGACCCGTGGAGAGGTTGGGGTTAATAGGCTAATCGGCGCCCCGCCTATGTCTCGCTATGCTTCCCGTAATATAATGGGTGCATTGTTAGGGCCTTCAGCGGGTACAATAGAAGACCTTAACGCAGTCACTGGCGCGATAGCTCAGGGTGAATTTACAGAAGCCGATTTAAGACGCATACGAAAGCTAATGCCCGGGCAGAATTTATTTTATATCCGCCAATTATTAAACAGTCTTGAAAAAGATATAGGTGCAGGATTATGACGGTTACAAGCCTAATAGTTAGAAATGAATACACGGCCACAGCAGGACAGACGGTATTTAATTATACCTTCCTGATCTTCACCAATCAGGATTTAAACGTCTTTATCACGCCATCAGGTCAAGAGGCCAATGACTCCACGGATTTAACCACAGCGTATACCGTGGACGTAGGGACTATTGGTAATCCTAAGGGTGGGTTTATTACCCTGGATAGCGGTGTTTCTGCTGGCGATCTAGTTACGATTGTTTCTAATATCGTGGAAAACAGAACAACCGACTACCAGAATAGCGGTGATTTCCTGCCTGATACGGTTAACGATGACTTTGATAGAACAGTCTCCATTGCCAAACAAACCTCAGATACAGCTGGTCGAACGCTGTCTTTTCAGGAATCACAACAGAATGCTACAGCGCTAACCTTGGACGGACCGGCCGCATTAGAGTTTCTACGCTGGAAGTCTGACGAATCAGGTGTTGAGAGTGTTGATTTAGCAACCACGGGCTCACCTACTGACTCCAGCGTCATTAGTTACAATGCCGGGAATAACTTCACAGGTGGAGTGATAAGAAGCCAGGAAGTTAAAAACGGAGACACTGTTAGCATTCTGGATTTTGGCGCTGTTGGTGATGGCGTTGCTGATGATAGAGCGGCCATACAAGCGGCTCTTGATTCCGGCGGCAATATCGAAGCTCCGAAAACATCAGCACATTATAGAGTTTCAGGAACAGTAACCTTGAGCGTTGCGGGTACTCGCTTCTTTTCGGGCACCTATTCCAAAATACTATTAGATGGCGGTACTAACGTCGATGTTATAAGGGTTGATGCCAGTAATTGTACGGTTGAGGGATTGCTTGTCGATGGTTCGGGTGCATCTCAAACAACTAACGGCATTGGTATTAGCTCGGGAACTGGGCACGACAATATCCGCATTATTAACAATATCGTGACCGAAACCTACGATCACGGCATACACTTTAATACATTAAGTAACTCTTTTGTTACAGGTAACCATGTTACCAATACTTATGCAGGGTCTAATATTAATCTTAACTCTGCCGGTATTGGGACTAATATTGTTTGCACAGGCAATCATTGTAAGAATGCTCAAGAAGCCAACATAAGCGCTATAGGCACAGTAAGAGATTGTATTATCTCTGATAACACTTGTGAAGTTACTGACTGGCAGGGCGGCGGCGCTAGTGATGCAGATAATATAACAGGGTACAACTTAGATAATGATCGATTTATTATAGCTGATAACACTTGTCTTAATAGCGGAAATCATGGAATGCACATCGGTGGTGATAATGTAACCATTACGGGTAATGTCATTCAGTTTCCAGAAGCGGACGGGGTTCTCTTAGCTAAGTCGCCTAACGGAGACTCAGAAGACTCTAACCTCGCCACCATCTCTGGCAACTCTATACAATGCGATCCCGCCTCTGCCGCCGCTAATTTTAGAGGTATCGAGGCTATCAATGCTATCAATGTTTCTATCACTGGTAATTCAATCATACAGGCTAAAGATGGCATCTTTGTGACTCGTCAAGGGTCAAGCACTACAGGAGGCAACAATACCTCCATTACTGGAAACACTATAAGGCTTGTTATTCGGAACGGGATTAATGTCATAGGGGCCTTAGTAAACATCGTAGTTCAAGGGAATGTTATTGGCTCTGATGATACAAGACCCGGTGCAAGTGTAGGTATAGACTCTGAGGCAGTATCAAGAGTATCAATAACAAATAATACTATTCAGGACTTCGACCAAGCTATAGATGATGTCGGTGATATTACATGTCTTACCGCCAACAACACAGCTACAGGGCAAACGCTCGCCCCGGCTTACCGCAGCCAAAATGAGACAGTTCAATCTTTAAACCTTCCCCAAGAGTTCCCGCTTGTTGTTTCAGCGGCTACGATTGACATTGGTAGTGACTTCAACGCGTCAGTTGGTTTAACGGGAACCACTACTATATCTGCGCTGAATACGCCCGTCTTTGGAAGACGGGTAACCTTATTTGGTTCGGCAGATACAAGAACAATTACTCATGGGTTAACAACAATTGCATTAGCGGGCAGTGTAGATATGCTATTAGAACCCGGCGATACATTAACGCTTGCGGGTGCTGGGCTAGCTGGCTGGCAAGAAATAGGAAGGAAAAAAGCGTAACCATTAATACAAGACTCGCCATGCATTTTCGGCTGTCTCCATTCCCCCCGCGATTGTGGGGTGGAGGCCATCAATTAACTGCTCGGTGCTGGTGATAATTTTATGGCCTTTGCAGATAATCAATATTCCATCGTTAAAATCATTCAGCCTGTCAGCAATGATAGTGGTGTATGAATACGTGAGGCAGACAGGTTCTAATCCATAGGATGCTATGACGGCTAGTTCTTTCTCATAATGATCCAGTACATCACCAAAGTATGCGCCTTGGCCCATATCATTGGCGCCAAGACTTAAAACGCCATATCGATAATTATGAATCTCAGGATTATCGCGTAAGCTTTTTGGCACATCGAAATCTTTGAGAGTCCAGCCAGGCCGCGCATCCATCCAGACAGGCTCAGATATTAAGGACTCCAAGCGCGTAGGCCATCCACCAAGATCATATCGATTTGAACAGGTCGAGTCACAGAACACAGCCACGCCTTCTCTCTTGGGTGCTGATTCACTGCTACCACCACTACAGCCGGTTAAAAGTATCGCTAAAATAATTAAGTATTTCATAAATTGTCCCTTTAATTTGTTCCCATGATTCAATTAATATCTGACCGGTAAAACTTGTCTCCATGCCTCCTGTTGAAATATCCATAACCATGACTGCGGTTGTGAGTGAGAAATAGAGAATAATAATTGTCCAGTAAATACCTTTCATAGCTCCGTATACCACCAGTAATTGTATGGCCCTAATCGACCATTTGATTTTGTCGCCTAACTTGCCATTACACTTTTGGCATCCGTAATATAAACCCCACTTCCACAATCGAGACATCTTGAAGCGTTCTTGCGGTAGATAGTGCGACGATTGAATATCCTTATCCGTCTTGCAATCAATGCAGCGTAGAGTCTTATGCTCTTTGGCTGCCTTCCTCCATGCGCGGGACTTATGAAAATCAGACATCACGATTAAGCGCGTGATCACCCTTACCGTCTGCTGACTGCTTAGTCGTCTGTATTTTGCCATTAGAAAGAACACGTATAGCCAGAGAGTTAACAGCCTCCAATTTATCAACCTGATGGTATAGCCGCCTTACCTCTTTAATCTCATCCCACATACGGACATTCTGCGCCCTCTGAGACTGCACAAGGTAGCGTATCAGCCAAACGACTAGCATACCCATGAAGATTATTACAGCATCAACAGGTGAGCCGTGAAGTGCTATCCAGTCGTATATCATCATCTCACTCCTTAATGCCATCCCTGGTCAGTTGTGCCTTTCGGCGGTTAGTTAATTTGATTTATCTGTTAAAACTTTTCTGGTATCAGCATCGACTGTGCGGTAATTGACGTCATCACCACCTAAGCTAATCCAAGCCATTCCCTCGACGCTCCACTCACTTACATAAGTCCACTGACCGCCATTCCAATATTCAAGATTTACCATTTCCCTCTCCTTCATTAGCGCTATATGCGCGGTTAACCGTTATACATCAAATCACAAAGCCTTTGCGCTCTTGCTCCGACTTGTCGATACCAGCGGCTGTCTTTCATTTCTATTGACGCACGAACATAATCTTCATGACCAATAGCCTCAATCATTTTTTTAAACTTGCTCACACCATTAAAGCCAAGGTTAAACACCATGTTAATAATGACTCGCCTTCTCACATCATCCAAGTCAAAGAACCAATCAAACCGCTCACACTCTGCCAATGCTCCCGCTATATCATAGCCTAGCAGTTGATCAGCGAACGCTTCAGGGATTGGATTGTCTTCTACGTTGTGACCATAGCCGATTGTTAGTTTGCCAGCAGAGCATGTATAAACGGTATCTCTAAATCCCTCATCACGCTTTAACTCTTCTTTCAATTGTGGAATATCAATGCTCATTACTGATTACCTCCTAAGTCTGGATTACCTTTCTCTGCCTGAATACGGTTATAAATCTCTTCACGGTGAACCGGGATGTCTGTACTTGCATCAATCCCATATCTGACCTGCCGACCCTGTATACCCAATACGGTGATTTTAATCTCGCCCTCTTTGCCTATGATTAAGCTCTCGCCTATGCGTCTTGTTAAGATAAGCATATTACTTAGCCTCCAATGTGCCAACACATCTTCCAGTAACCTTGCACTTCCGCGTAGGACGTTCGATAAGGTCGCCTGATTCAACCAGAGCATTAGCCCTGGC